TCAGAATAACGCCGCCGGGCGGGTAGACCCGGCAAGATTTGAAACTTAGCAAGGAGAACTTATGGAACCCAAAACCAGACAGGAGCTATTGAAAGAAGCCCGCGCCGCCTGCGACGCTGCCCGCGACGTCGCCCGCGCCGCCCGCGCCGCCCGCGCCGCCTGCGACGCTGCCCGCGCCGCCGCCCTCGCCGCCGCCTACCGCGCCGCCGACGCCTACAACGCCGCCGACGCCCGCGCCCGCGCCTACGGCACCGCTTGCGCCTGCGCCTGCGACAAAGCCCGCGCCGCCCACGACGCTGCCCGCGCCGCCGCCCGCGCCTGCAACAAAGCTTGCGGCGATGCGGGTGATTTGCGAGCGCCCGGGGCTGGTGGTTGAGAGGGTGGGGGAGAAGATATGAAAGTTTTAATAGCTTGCGAAGAAAGCCAGGTGGTTTGTAAAGCGTTCAGGGCATTAGGCCATGAGGCGTATTCATGCGATATACTCCCATGCTCTGGTGGGAAGCCTGAACTACATAGGCAATGTGATGTGCGGATTGCTTTGGAATTTGAAAAATGGGATATGATTGTCGCGTTCCCCCCATGTACGGATTTATGCGTTAGCGGCGCAAGATGGTTTAAGGAAAAAATAGCAGACGGACGGCAGCAAAAAGCAATAGACTTTTTTATGATGTTCGCAAAATGGGATTGCCCCAAAAAGGCTATTGAAAACCCTATAGGAATTATGAGCCGCCTATACCGCAAGCCCGACCAGATAATCCAGCCGTGGCAATTCGGACATGGAGAAACCAAGGCAACTTGTTTATGGCTTTTTGGATTGCCTAAACTTATGCCGGCAAATATTGTATCTGGGCGCATGGCAAGGATTCACCGAATGGCCCCGGGACCCGACAGGGCGCGGTTACGGTCAACTACGTTCAGCGGAGTGGCAGAAGCGATGGCAGAACAATGGGGGAGATCATGACTAAATCAATATTCATTCGCTGTACACCGGATGATAAGGTGATCCTGGTCGCCGCGGCACGGGCTGAGCGGCGCTCGCTGTCCTCGTTTATGATGTCGGCGGGGCTGCGGGCGGCCGGCGAGCAGGCCGGGACGTTCACCTGGCAGCCGGGGCGCCGGGGGTTCGCGGCTTGGCGGAAGAAGCGGTAAGGTATTATGCTATAATATAGATGTCGAGCGGGGTTTCTTATTTTATGATCACCCTGGCATTACCCCGCTCGACACGGCGCCGGGGTGGTCTATTTTAGGAGGCGTGTATGACCATAAAAGATCAGTTCGTGGTGGAGAACTACGTGTTTGTCTCGAGCGCGGCTCTGGAACAACACTTAAACGAGATGATGGCGTATGAATATTGTAAGGCTATTTCGGTGGCCGGCGCCGGCACTGGCCTGATCATCGTCTACCGCAAGATGAAGGAACCCGACACTGCCGGCCAGGGACGGGAGTTTTGGGCCAGGTGGGAAAGGGAACATCCTAAAAAGTGAAACCGTGTTATCCACAGGCTGTAGATTATCTGTGGATAACTTCTTAAATTGCGAGATTTCGGGGTGGTCATAAAAATCCCTCGCAAATTTGCGAATGATATCTATATGTATTATTCCTGCGAGATTGCGACGGAAATAGTTGTACTTTTTTAGAAGAAGAAGAAGAAGAAATAAAAAAGAATAAGGGGAAAGAAGCTATAAGGCGATTTTCCCGTAATCCGTCGCAGCATAGAGAGACAGTCACGTTTATACTTATAATGATTTTTTGCCGGGGTTCCCGGCCTGATGGCTCGGTAAAAGGAGGTGGGGTATGACAAAAGTTCCACGGATAGGCTGGGAGGCGGGACATGCTGCGGGCGTGATAGAGGGTTATGCGGCTGGCCGGCTGGCTGGCTACGCTCAAGGACTGGCCGCTGGGCGCCAGGGCGCGTTACGGGTACTGACCTATACGGATGCGCCAGAGGTGCGGTATAAGCCGTCCTGCGGGCGCCTGGGGGCGAAACACGAGTTCCGGGATCTGGGGCGACTTATAAAGAGCGGGATTCGCGCTGGCTGGCGATTGGGCAAGGATGATGGGGTTTGCCCTTGACAAGAAGGGGAAAAGGGGCTAGAATATTTACAATGCAGGCACTTAAATGCGGTTTTTCCGGTGTTCTGCGACGTGATAATCAAGAGGTGGGAAGACGCCACGGGGAAGAAGGCGAGGAAGATTTAATGAGTGCTCCTGGTAAACCGAATCCAAATGCTGGCCGTAAGCTTTTTAATGGTAAACCGGAGGCGGCCGTCCTTTTGTTATTGCGGCAGGCGTGGTCTTTGGACTGTCCGGACGCGGAGGCGGCGTGCCTCGCCGGAATTTCGCCGTCGGCTCTTTCTGAATATCTTTCCCGGAATCCCGCAATAGCCGAAGAGAAAGAGGCGCTTAAGCTCAAGCCATTCCTCTCGGCCCGTAACACGATAATAAAAGGCATCGTCGACGGTGATAAAGACACGGCGCGCTGGTATCTTGAGCGCAAGCGCAAGCGGGAGTTTAGTACGTTGGCGCAGGTGGAGGTGGGCGAACAAGGCGCGTTTAAAGAGTTGACTGACGTAGAGCTCGCGCAGATAGCGCAGGGCAAGGCGAAGCCTACGGATTTTATCAAATGAAAATCGAGATCAACAACGTAGTGTTCACGGTGCCGGACGATGCGGTCATTACATTCTGCCTGGATAAGGACGCGCTCACGTGCGTGAAGGCGTCGGCGCGCGAGGTGTTCGATCTCCTGCAAGCCGCGGCGAATGCCGACGAGTAATCACATGGAAATAAAAATAAACGGAGTAGCACTCACGGTGGATGATAGAGCGTTTATAACCATCACAGCCACCGACTTGGTTGATTCTATTGAAATCCGGGTGGCCGAGGCGCTGGCAATTCTCCTGAAGGACGTGCGTAAAACTGACGAGTAATCACCCCACCGGCTTCCTGAAAGCCTCACTTGGCGCAACGTCGTGCGAATAAAATGGAAGAATACAGCGATTTAACGCCGGCGCAGCGCGCACAGAAGGAATTGCAACGTCGCGCATTAAATGAGCGTTGCCGGTACTACACGCCGAATGGTCGGGCGGAGCAGTTCCTGAACCTGTTGAAACCGTTCCCGCCGAATAGCCCGCGTATCATCATTCTCATCCTGCGTGCCGGCAACAGTTTCGGTAAGAGCGCATTGGCGTGTAACCTGGCGTCTTATCTATCGCTCCGTAAGCCGAACCCCTGGTTTGACGCTATCCCCTACCTGCGTGAGTTCCGCCGGCCCAATCGTGGGCGTATGTACACCACAGCGAACGCGGCCGCGAACACCTACCCGGACGAGATCGAGAAGTGGTTCCCGCAGCAGTCGTTCCATCCTAAGAAGGACGGCCGCGCGTTCGACCATTCGTTCTATTTCGCGTCTAAGAGCCGGTTTGATTTCTTCACGTTCGACCAGGACTCGGGGCAAGCTGAGTCGGTGTCCTTGGACTGGCAGATAGCCGACGAGCCGCCGCCGCACCGACTTTGGAGTGCAATGAAAACGCGTATGCGCTTTGGCGGGCTGATAGTATTCGTGTTGACCCCCTTGGAGGACGCGGCTTGGATGAGCGATGAGCTTGAGATACCGGAGCGCCTGGGCGAGGACGTGTTTGTGCTCACGGCGGACACCGAGGACGCCTGCATCGAGCATGGCGTGCGCGGGCACCTGCCGCATGCGTCCATCGAGGCGATGTTCAAGGGTTTCGACGAGGCGGAGCTGGCGGCTCGTAAGGGCGGCGCCTACCTGCACCTGTCAGGCCGGATTTATAAGTCGTATCGCGCGGAGCCGGAGGCGCATTGCCCGGTGGCTATCCATGACTACCACCAGGCCGAGTGGGCGCTCGGTCCCGGTGCGGGGTGGGCGCTCGGTCCCGGTGCGGGGTGGACGCTTTGGAACGTGATGGACCCGCACGACCGCAAGCCGTTCGCTATTGGCTGGTATGCGGCGTTCCGCAATGGCGATGTTTACACGATTGCCGAGTGGCCGGACGATTCCTGGCCGCCGTTCTATAAGATGAAGGACTGCCCGTATGTGCCGGCCGATTATGCGCGGCTCATAATGGAGACGGAGCGCGCGCTAGGTGTCAGGGATGATGGCTCGTGCGTGCAGCGCCTCATTGACCCCAATTTTGGGAACACGCCATGTTTTGCTACGAAGACAACCATAAAAAAAGAGCTGTACGATTGTGGTGAGGCGCTCGGTTATCGGCTGGTGTACCAGGACCCGCCGGACTCTATCGAGGGTGGGCACGTGGCGGTTAAGTCGCTGCTGGGTGATCCCGCCAAGGGCATCCGCCCCAAGTATTTTGATTTGTCGCATTGCAAGAACCATATCTTCGGGATGACGCGGTACGGCTGGAAGGATTCCAAAAATGAAGATAAGAACGGTATATCCGAGAAGCCGGAGCTCGTGCACAAGGATTTCCCGGACCTCAAGCGCTATCTTGCGTCGGCAGGCGTAAAGTTTATAGAATTGCTTAAGGCGCAGGTGTACCACCGGGCTGCTACATACGGTAAGAAAACCTATCGAGGAGCATGATATGAGCACCTACATAATAAACCCCAAAGCGGAGAAAGTGTTCCCCACCGCGTGCGAGTTCGCGGCGCGTATCGAGACCTATACGGATGACATCGTGTATGTCGCGCAGTGCAAGCATTGCGGTGGGAAGATAGGCGGCCACATCGGGGTATTGGGCGCGTCGAAGTTGAAGGAAAAGCGAGTCAACGCCATCGTGCTGCAGTTTCTGGCCAAGAACCATGTCTGCCAGTACAAGGCCGCGCAGTGGTCCGATAAGTCGCTACCCGGGCTGATAGCGCCGGATATCATGCAGGGTATGGAGAAGCTGAAAGAGCAGGCCGAGCGCAATAGACGGGTAGGGAGGGCGTAATGTTAAGCAATACACTGTGTCTACGGGTAAGGGAGTCAGACAATACCGACAACATATCCGTAGCTATCAGGGTGGATGTAGGACAAATATTCATGGAAGACTACCTCATAATCAGACGCAAGACCCCTGTCTCTGATATTGGTCCCGAGTATGATGTATTGGAGGCGCTTCAAAAGCATGTTATTCCTAACTTGATGTTTATGATGGAGCAACAACATGCTACCGGGAAAAAGCTTGTAGAGAAACAGGACAAGCGCGGGCGGTGGTGGGTGAGGTCTATTCCGTGGAAAACATGTACCATTCCATGGCCGCGTAAGAAATCATCTTGACAAAAGGCTGGATTCATGTATAATATTGCTATGCGATTTAAATGGATGGATGATGAGTTGAAACCGCGAAACTTTGTTATAGAAAAAAGGGTCATGGATATATTACGCAAGAAATATCCAGATGCCAGAATAGGATTTAAACATTTTGCAGATGAGTACGCCAAACAAGAAAAGAAGTTTTATAAAAAATAATGGACGCAACGATACCAACCGACCCCAACGAACGCAAACGCCTGGTTGACCTGGCAAAGAAACGCTACGCTGCTTCAAAGTCCTACTTTTCCCCCAAACACGAGATATGGGTGCGCTGTTACAAGATTTACCGCGCGCTCGCTGACGCGGTTGACGATCCCGACGAAGAGAACATGTTCATCCCGTATGCGTTCGGGATGATTGAGGATATTGTCAGCCGGCTGGTTGAGCCGTTGCTGCAAAAGCTTCCAGTCAAGCCGCAGGCCCGGTCGCAGAAGTACGTGGACGCGGCGCGCAATTTCTATGCGGTCGTAAAGACCTACCTGTCCACCTCCCGGTATCAGCTTGAATTCACCAATTCCAACCGTCAGAAAATTATAATTGGCAATCGCTGGGAGCGCGACACCTGGTTCAACGAGTGGGTGCAGGGCCATGACTGGGCGAAGCGGCCGGTCAACAAGGTGGTGCAGACGGTCGTTAATTTCCTGGGAAAGATGATGCCCATGTCGGTGAACGTCAACACCCATAAGTATGTGGAGGTCGACAAGTCCTACCCGCGGCAGCTCGGCTATGGCGTGCGCTTCCCGTCAGCGTTTCTGATGTGGCCGGAGCCCGGTGTCCTGCGCGTTGATGATATGCATTGGCTGGTTGAGGAAGAGGAGAGCGTGGCGCTCGACGACCTTAAAAAGCAGATGTACACGCTCGGCGGCGTGAAGCGCAATGTCTATGATTTAACCGAGCTCGAGAAGGACATGGGCGAGCATGAGGCCGGCAGTATCGCTCCTAACTTCGACGACGCCAGCCCGTACCATCAGGAGGTGGCTGATATCCTGGGCGCGCGTGCGTCAGGTGGCGCCACGGCCGGCAACAAGACGGAGACGCTGGATAAGGTCCACCTGTTGCATGTGCATACTCCTACGCTTAAATACACGGTGGCGAACGGTCGGTATATCATCCTGCATGTGAGGGATCCGTTCCATAAGCCGCGTATCCCGTTCAGGCTGGATGTCTACACACCGGACCCGGAGAATCTTTACGGCATGGGTGCCATCGAGCCGTCCGAGGACATGTTCCTTGAGCTCAACGATATCCACCGCCTGTCCATGCGCTCCTGGGTGCGGATGATTAACGGCTTGGTAGCCTACCATAAGGGCGCTGTCCCGTTCCCGGATGACTGGAAGTCGCGCGCCGGCGGCCGTGTGCGCATCGACCCGGGCGTGTCGCCCAATATCCACAACGCTATCGCGGTCATAGCGCAGCAGGACCCGACCAGCTCGATGATAACGCATGAGAGCAACACGCGCGGCCTGCTTGAGCGTATCGTAAGCATTTCAGATTTAAGCCCTGGCGTGGAAGGTACCCGTCAATATCATGACACCGCTTCCGGTATGTTGGAGATTCAAAACCAGCTTGCGAAGCGATTTGCTACCATGCGCCGGGGCCAGCTTGCGTGCTATGTGGAGCAGTTCCAGGTGATCTACGATTTCTGTATGCAGTTCATGTTCGAACCGCAGACGTTCAAGCAGGACGGTGCAGATGGCAAGACGCTATATCCTAAATTCACCCGGGACGATATCTGGACAGATGGTGAGGGGTTCGACTTCATAATTGAGGAGGACCCGAGCTTTGGCGACAACGTGGTACAGCGTAACCAGCTTATGGTCCTGCTGGATATCGCTATTAAGTACGAGACGTTCCGCATGAGTACAGGCGATCCCGAGATGTTAAAGCTCAAGATATCTAAGATAATGACTCGGTTGCTTGAGGCGTTCGGTTGGACGTTCAACGCGGAGCTTATGGCGCCGGTGGGCAATGTGCTGACTCCGGAGGCGGAGCTGGCCATGATTTTAGAGGGACAGGATGTCCAGCCCAATCCAGATGAGAACCTGGTAGGCCACGTCATTGAGCATGTGGTGCAGATGATGAGTCCCAAGATGGTACAGGGTTCGGCCGCCGGCCAGGTGAAGCCGGAGGCGCTGGCCCGGCTTAAAATGCACATTGACGCGACCATGCTGATGATTCAGACGATTATAAGCCAGCCGGAAGCAGCGGCGCGGGCGAAGATAGCCGAGGAATCGCAAGGCCGCGCTATGACCGGCAGCATGCTGGCGGAAAAGCCCGGGATGGCGCCAGTTGCGCCTAAACTGGCCGTGGGTTCAGGCGCTGGTGGGCGTGCGAATGTCCTGCAGGCGGGCGGTGGGCGCGCATGACCGATGAACGCTTTGAGGAGTTGAATTCGCTGGTAGCCCGTGGCGCGCGTGCGCTGGCTATCCTGGAGTCGGCTGGCTGGAAGCAGGACGTACTGCCGTACCTGAAATTGCGCGGGCCGGAGCTGTCGGTAGGCGCGTTGTGGCGGCCTGGTGACAGCCTGGACGTGGGTGCCGTGGCGCTGGGCAGCTCGTATAACGGCGGGCGGTTTGATGAGTGCAAGAATCTGGACAATACCTTACGGATATGGGTGGAGCTGGCTGAATCCGCCAATAAGGAACTGGAGAAGGAGCATAAAAAATGAAGACACTTTTACTGGTTTTAATGTTCGCGGGCAGCGCTAACGCGGCTGTCGGGCAGTTAGTCTACTCGGACGTTGCGGCCAGTTCGGCCGCCGTATCCATCGTCACCCTGTCGAGCGGGACGCCGGTGCTTATGTCGCCCGGGCCTACCACCACGCAGATAGAAGGCAACTTGCCGATCTCTTGGTATTCGCTGACGCTGTTTAACCAGTCTACGTCATCGGCGGCTTATACGTTCGCCGCGTCCAGCTTCACGGCGCCGGGGCTTACTTGTGCCAATGGTGTGCCGGTAAGTGTCGGGACCGAAGCGTCGCCGTTCGTGCTCCCCGTGAAGTTTTTCGGATTTTACATGTGGGGCGTGTCCTGCAAGGGCTCCGGCGGGTTCGACATTAAGGTGGAACGGAAAGGGAGATAGGACATTGACTTTTTAAGTGCAGCGTAGTATGATATAAATTTATGCCGCGCCGGGTAGCTCCCGGCTAATGCGCTCAACCGCACGGCCAAGGGCTTGTTGAGAGGCCACGGAACACGACTCCGTGGCTTTTTTTATTTGACAGGCCCCGAATTTCAGGCGGTCAACCCGCCAAGAAAAAATTGACCGGTCAACCCGGCAATGGAGGCATATGACAGAACCGACAGCATCAGCACCCGGTGCGACACCCGCGCCGGCAGCTAGTACACCGGCACCTGCGGCAGCGCAGCCCGGCGGGTTTCTTGATTCTATCAAGTTGCCCGAGAGAAGCCCGGCTGAAATACCAGCGACCACCAAGGATACTCCGCCTGCGACCCCCCCGGCAGAAGGGACAACC